TGAAGATGTAAGCCGGGCAACCCCCGTTGCTTGCATTGGCCGAACCGCTCCGATTGGGGACGTTTCGGTTATTCATGCTGCACTTGAAGGTTTTGTTTCGAATGTCGGACGCAAGGAAGCCGTTAAATTCGACTTCGCTCGCGTCACTGAGACGTTGCTGAGAACTCTCGGCTGCCGCATCCCACTGGTGTCCTATTGGGAGGCCAAAGGGAGAGGGTCCAGGAAGTATCCTCGGGCCCATGGTGGCAAGAGAGGTGAGGTGCAAGATGAAATCTATTTAGAATTCATGCACTTACCACTGTACACTATACTTCCGGAAAGACCAACCGGAGATGTAATGGACATTCTTGGTAATGTGGCCTGTTACGCCAAAAATTGGGATGGTGACCAACCCATAGGACGAATTCTTTATGCCGAGAGTGGAAACACTCGAGATATCGAGATTGACGACCGATTTGGAATGATAGGCCTTATATGGTCCTTGACTGAACTACGGAAACTGGATACTCTGCAATGGGAGGTTAATGAAGATTGGCCTTTCTTTGCAGTGGAGAGGACTCCTGTCATCTCAAAAGTGACCGGTAGTGTCAAGGCGAGAGTAACCGCTCAGCCCGAGGAAGGCTGGAAAGTTCGGATAATTACATTAACCGATTTTTCTGTGTCACTAATTGGGTCAACATGCAGGCACCTTTTAGATCCTGTATTGTTGAGTGCCGATCCGCAGATCAAGATTGGCTTACGTAGTAAGGTAAAACTCTACGACAGTCTTGTCTTTTTGAACGGTATGAAGCACATGGGCATCTCGACGATGAAGGAAAACAACCTTCACTATCGTCATGGGACCAGTGCAGATCTTCAAACTGCGACTGACACTCCCGGAAGATCGACCATTGGATCAATCTTCCAGGGCTGGATGGCGATCATTCCTGATGACCATCCTTGTCGCAATTTGCTCGTCCTGGGCATATGCCTGGCAACCCTGGACAGGGACTTTGAGATGCCTTCGGGCTACTCATCCCCTGAACATTGTTGTGGCATTATGATGGGCGAGGGTCTGTCTGGGATCTTCTTGAACACGGCTTCCCTTATTGTAAGGGCAGTCGTGGAGGAGATGGCGACAGCTTTTCCTGAGATTTATTCCTTAGGAATTGATGAGGTCGATGATTTTGTCATGGAACGGTCTGTAGATTTACAAGCCTTTCTGGACAACTTCAAGTCCATAACTGGGTTGAACTCATCCCAGTCTGGGGATGACCTTTATTTACTGTCCCATGAGCCTCGCTCCCCCTTCCTTCGTGTTTTATATCGGATGATGGGATTTCAACCGAGTAACACTACTTGGTTTGAAAGTTCACAGTATGTTACATTCTGTGAGGAGCACGCTGTAAGGACGTATGATAGCAACGGTTGGACATTCGTGGACACCGTGAAACCGAGACTCTTCAACATCGAATCTCCCGACCCCGAGGTGGTGACATCTCGGATTCGTCAGATTTCGAACACGTTGGGATATCGGAAAGATACGTCTTTAATTCGGAAATTAATCCCGTTGGTTAATAGGATGCTCGAACTCTGTCCAGAGGTGAGCAATACCCTAAGTCGGTACAAGGTTCCGGCTGGTTTACCAAGCTGGCTGGGCGGTATTGACCATCCAGAGGGACTTCTTCCTGAATTTGAGTTGGACGATCTGACCAAGAAGATTTTGCACTACTTGGACAGCGCCCCTTTTGAGGTACTCGTGGAGGAGTACTTGGTGAAGTCGTTTGACAGCTTCGCCGAGCAGAACATGCATCTTCTCACGAAGACTAGCTCGTTCATTCTTCTCCCCGAAGTGAACTCTTTGTCCGAGCTCGATCACGCGTCGTATATTTCTCGTAATAATCTACCGATCCCCGAAAGGGAGCAAGGAGAGAAATACGGGGACTATACACAGCGTGTCGAGGGCTGGATTTCGAACTCTGGACTGGTGTCTGTCAAGAAATTACTTGATGATATAACGTCAGCCGACTCAGTACGGAACATGTACAAGGACCCCTCTTGGGAACCGGGTAAAGTCTCCGTACGTCGGCGGATAAAGGATCGTAGGAAACACCTTCGATCCCTCATTCCAGAGGACTTTGAATGTGATATGTCTTCGCACATAACTCCTTGGAGTGTTAAATGCGGGATGGATCGCAAACTAGAGCACCGTCTCGTGTCAAGAGAATTCTTACTCGAGCACGGCTTGATCAATTTACCTTCTCTCCAAGTACGCGGATTCCGACGCTGATGCACCGGTCCTGCCGAACGGATTGAAGATGAGCAACCACCATAAAACAGACAGT